GGAGAAAAGAGAAAGGAGAGGAACCCGTCCATGCCGATTATTAAACCTGAACGGCAATCTAGAGTCACTTTCGGCGGCAATCGTGCAGCCGAATAACATAAGGATCTAAGCAATGGCAAATATTGATGCCGCATTCGGGCTTCGCCCGTATCGTATGCTTGGAAGCGGTGCAAATACCAACGGTGATGTTGTATTCAACATTCAGACATCGGCAACTGCTGGAACGTCTTCGGTAATCTATCAGGGTACTCCTGTGATTCCATTGACAAACGGTATGATTGACGTTGTTGGCGCGGCTGCCGGTGGTACTGTTCCAATTCTAGGTGCGTTTCTTGGCTGTAACTATATCGACCTGACAGGTAAACCTAAGTGGTCACCTTTCTGGCCCGGTACGGCTGCGGTCCTTAGTGGTTCTGCGGCTACGGCTATCATTTCTGCACATCCTGATCAGACGTTCCTGATCAACTGCGATGCGGCTGCCGCCGACTCTATCATCCACGCAAATGCTAACTTTGCAACGGCTACCACGGGTTCAACGACCTCTGGTTTGTCCGCAGGTGAGTTGGCAGTTTCAACGGCTAACACGACCAACACTCTCAACCTCCGCATTTTGGGCTTCGAGGATACTCCTGCGAACTCCGATGTAGCGGCTGCTGGGCGTCTGGCCATTGTTCTGCTTAACAATCACTTCTACCGTTACAATGCCAATGGCACTGGCGCGGGTATTTAAGGAGTAATGAACTATGGCTATTACTCGTTCACAACTCCTCAAAGAACTGGAGCCGGGTCTTAACGCCCTTTTCGGTTTGGAGTACGACCGTTACGACAATGAGCATTCCGAAATCTTCGACACGGAAAATTCTGACCGTGCATTCGAGGAAGAGGTCATGCTCTCCGGCTTCGGCCAAGCCCCTGTAAAGGGCGAAGGCGCGGCCATCTCGTACGACACCGCTGGTGAAGCCTTCACTGCTCGCTACACCCATGAGACGATTGCTCTTGCATTCGCCATCACGGAAGAGGCAGTGGAAGATAACCTGTATGACAAGCTGTCGGCTCGTTATACCCGCGCTCTTGCACGGTCGATGTCCAACACCAAACAGGTGAAGGCTGCTTCTGTCCTCAACAACGCATTTTCCTCGTCCTATAAGGGCGGCGACGGTGTTTCGTTGATCAACAGCGCACATCCTACAACTGGCGGCGGTAACTTGTCGAACACGCTTGCAACTCAGGCAGATCTTAACGAGACTTCTCTCGAACAGGCTCTGATCGACATTGCAGCGTTCATCGACGAGCGTGGTCTGAAGATTGCCCTCCGTGGCATGAAGCTGATCATCCCATCTGCTCTTCAGTTCACCGCAGAGCGTATCTTGAAGTCGGAACAGCGTGTTGGTACTGCTGATAATGACATCAATGCGATCAAGACGGGTGGTTATATGCCACAGGGCTTCTGTGTTAACCACTTCCTGACCGATCCTGATGCGTTTTTCATCAAGACAGACGCACCAAACGGCATGAAGCACTTTGTCCGTAGCCCGATCAAGACGGCTATGGAAGGTGACTTTGAAACGGGCAACGCTCGTTACAAGGCCCGTGAGCGTTATAGCTTCGGTTGGTCTGATCCTCGCGCCATGTACGGTTCGCAGGGTGCATAAAATCTGTCACTGACAGAAATATGAAAGGGCTGGCCTTGTGTCAGCCCTTTTTTTATTGTAGAGTTTTGCAATCCCTGACTGCCACTGTGGCAGACAACCCAACGACAGGAGATCCTCATGGGTACGACGACCTTTACTGGCCCGATACGCGCTGGCACCATCAAATCTACAACGGGTACGACGCTTGGCACAGACGTTAATAACGTCGGCGAAGTTGTTCTTTCACAGCATCAAGAAATTACACAGGCCACCAACGGCGGGTCTGCGGGCGTTTATACAACCTCCATTGTTATCCCAGCGGGTAGCACGATCACAGGTATTCAACTTTATGTAACTGCTATCTGGAGCGGTGCAGCTACCACTCTTGGTATTGGCACGACGATTTCTGCAACAGCAATTACAGCGGCTGGGGCAGTTGCAGGTGGTACACTTGGGATTATTAATGCTACGGCAGGTGCAGATGCAACCCGAATTGGTACTTGGATCAATGTTGGAACGTCCGATATTAAGATCGTGGTTACATCAACAAACACAGGCACGGGTACTGGTTTTCTAAAAGTGAACTACATTCAGCACGGCACCTACGTTCCGTAATGTGATTTGAGGGGTGTCAATATCTGGCACCCCTTCCACTTATTTGAAGGATAGATCACATGGCAGATGCAGTAACTTCACAGATAATTTTTGATGGCACAAGAACAGCCGTCATGAAATTTACCAATATCTCCGATGGAACGGGTGAGTCCGCCGTTCTTAAAGTAGACGTTTCGGCTTTGACGAAATTCCAAGGAGCATCTTGCACCGGGGTCAACATTGTTACACTGGATGCTATGACGGTTGGCATGGGTGTGGACATCCTTTGGGATGCGTCAACGGACGTTGTTTGCTACACTATTGGCGCAGATCAATTCGTCTCGTTCGAGTTCTCAAGGTTTGGTGGAATAACTAATAACTCTGGTGCGGGTAAGACAGGAGACATTATGTTTACCACTGTCGGGGCCACTGCTGGAGACAGGTATACGATTGTTCTTGAGATGACAAAGAACTTCTGATGGCAAAGGGCATGGGGATTAAGACATCTGTCAAATCCGGCAACTTCCGTAAAACGAAGTCCGGTGCTGGCATGACAGAAAAAGGTGTCAAAGCATTCCGTCGTGCCAATCCCGGATCGAAGTTAAAGACTGCCGTGACAGAAGACAAGCCTACAGGAGAGCGGGCTAAACGCCGCAAGTCCTTCTGTGCAAGATCAGCGGGACAAGCGAAGATGTTCCCGGAAGCTGCAAAAAACCCCAACAGCCGTCTTCGTCAGGCACGTAAAAGATGGAAGTGCTGACATGATGGTTGGATTAGAGTTTGTCTGGAATATACTTTTAACAATAATCTTCATTCCTACGGCGTGGGTTTTGGTGTATCTTAATGGCAGGATTAACGAATTGTTTCGCCATACTGCAAATACAAGGGAGGACATAGCCCGAAACTATGTCACCCGAGTAGATCTTCATAACGATCTAGACCAACTCATCAAGAGATTTGATCGGTTTGAAGAGAAAATAGATCGTTTAGTTGAAAACCGTTAAGGAGACTACCATGAAACCAGCTGATCCAAACAGGCCACGTCCTATGCCACGTCCTATGCCACGTCCTATGCCGGGGCAATCTCCAAAGCCCGTGCCGGGGCAATCTCCAAAGCCCGGTGCATCCCCAACTATGCCGCGTCCTATGCCGCGTCCACGGAAACCGATGGTTGATGGCCCATTAGGTCCACGGAATCCAAATGGTCCGCGTAAGCCCATGGGTTCTCCGTCGCCTATGTCGGGTGGCGCAGGGTCAGCATTAAGCGCAATGTCTAAGGGCCTAACGGGCATGAAAAAGGGTGGTATGGCTGCCAAGGGCAAAGGTCTTGCCATGAAGAAGGGTGGCATGGCTCCAAAGGGCCGTGGCATGGCGATCATGATTGCTATTGGTAAGCCAAAAGGCCGTGGCAAAAGCTAAGGAGAGTGAGTTGCCTGTAAAGAAGTCTGGTGTAAATGCTTCAGGTAACTACACAAAGCCTACCATGAGGAAGGCTTTGTTTAGCAAGATTAAGGGCGCAGCCGTGCAGGGTACGGCTGCTGGTCAGTGGTCTGCCCGTAAAGCGCAGATGCTGGCTAAACAGTACAAGGCAAAGGGCGGAGGATATAGGGACTAATGAAGGCTCCACAGCAATCCTTGAAGAACTGGTCTGATCAAAAGTGGCGTACCAAATCTGGTAAGCCGTCCAGTAAGACAGGTGAGAGGTATTTGCCGGAAGCTGCCATTAAGGCTCTTACTCCTTCTGAGTATGCTGCGACGACTAAGGCTAAACGTGCTGGCAAGGCGAAGGGAAAGCAGTTTGTAAAACAGCCTCCCAAGATTGCTGCTAAGACATCCAGCTATAGGTGATTGACCATGAAGGCTCAAAAGAAGATCAGCAAGGTGATGCGCGAGTTTAAGGCTGGCACCTTAAATACGGGCAGTAAGAAGGGTCCTGTGGTAAAGAACCCTAAACAAGCAATCGCCATTGCCCTGTCACAGGCTGGTATGTCGAAGAAGCGGAGTAAGTAAGATGGCAAGTTCAACCCGTAAAGAGTTTGATGCAGCATTTCGTTCGGCACTGGATGCCGGAGAAAGCACGTTTGAATTTCAGGGAAAAAAGTACAACACGAAGATGGCTCCTCCCAAGACCACCTCTAATCGTGGCGGTGCGCGGATGAAGAGTGGCACAGACGTTATGGACACTCTTCCCAAGGTTGGGAAAGTGAAGACCAGCGAACTTCCAAAGCTAGAGCCAGACTCTAAACAGAAGATGGGGTTCAAGGCTGAGGATATGGGTATGGGTCAATACTCCATGCCAAAGGGAAGTAGTTTTATTCCCGGGAAAACGGATAAACCGATGTCCGACCTTCCGGGAAGATCCCCAAATAAGGAACAGTATCGCAAAGCACAAGAGGATTATCAAAGTGATTTGGTCGGTGAGATGGCGATGAAAAAAGGCGGCATGGTAAAAGCCAAGCGCACCTCAAATCGTGGTGCTGGTATTGCTACCAAGGGGTTTGGTAGAGCAGGGGGACGTTGAGATGATGAACCGTGCTCGTAAATACGCTGATGGTGGTGCGGTCGGGGCTGCTCCTCCGATTGGTATGGCAGGTCTTGGCACAGCACAGGCACCTGCCCCTGCCGTACCACAGGCATCTCCATATGCTTCTCCGTCTGATTACGGGATGCAGGGCGCAGCATTTGGTCAACCGCAGGGAACAACGGAGCAGACAAATCCTGTTCTTGTTGGTATGAATAAGACAACTGGACAGATGGGTGCTACTGCCGGATTTGCCAAGGGCGGCCTTGTAAAACCTATGAAACCGATGCGTGTAATGAAGCGCATGAGGGTCATGGGCGAGGGCAAGGCAAAGAAGATGAATAAGGGCGGCTCTGTTGTAAGCCGTGGTGGCGGGATAGTGATTCGTATGAAACCTTGCAAGATGAGTTGATATGACAGTTTCTGGCACGAAGACATTTGAGTTAGATGTAGCCGACTACATCGAAG